TAGCATTAACACCTGTAGACTTTCCATTATTAACCAACCACATATAAGGAGTGTCGTTCATAATGTAGAGAAAAATTCTATCAGGAGTGCTGACTATTTTATGATAAAACCCATTTTTTAAAGTTCCCTTACCTATATGCTTTTGAAGTTCAAGTTCCTTTTTCAAGGCTCCTATCACTAAAAACTTTTCTTTCTCTAAAGCTTCTTGTATTTTTTTATACTCTGCCATTTTATAGTTTATGTTCTAATAACTTCATCACTAGGCTCTTTATCATCTGCAAATTCTGAACCCCTGTCTCTTATTACATTTGTGAATCCTATTGCTTCTTCATTAGCAACTACAGGTATTTGATATTCTTGTTTTTCCCTTAAACTTATTGAAGATATTTCTGTAACACTACCTGCTGCAGCATTACTTGAAAAGAAATTAAGAAAAAGTATTTCATTAGGAGATTTAGCTGTAAAATTAAAAATAATTTCTCCTGTGCTGCTGAAAGATGATGGTAATTCAAAAACACCTTTAGACCCTCCACTTAAAGCTACAATAGTTGGTGGAGTCCCTGTTAAAGAGTTAAAATAAGTGCTTATTTCTAAAGTTGCTATTTGAGTTCCTTTGTGAAAGTTAATTACAAGAGAATAATTTGCTCCAACAATCAATCCATTAAACTTTTGACATAAACCTGAATAACCTGAATTAGTATAGGAAATATTTATTTTATTATCTAATGATGTAGGACTAGCTGTAGCAGGAAAATAACCACCTGCTGCTGTATACCAAACAACCCATTTACCACTTTCCATCAGCTCTATATTATTAGATATAACCTCATTGAAAATACTATTTGTTGTAACAGGAATTACTGTAGTATTTCCTTCAGAAAGAGTGCTAGATGTAAAGTAATTACCATAAGGTAGCATTTCTTTCCCATACACAATTACAGGAGAATAAGTATTTCCGCCTGCCACCAAAGGAACGCCATTATCATTAAATTCTACTAATCTTCTTGTTGGATTTGACATTTTAATATATTTATTATCTCATTATTCCTGAATTATTAAAAGAATCTCTAGGTATAGATGTTCCCTGTTCACTCCATAATAATAATTCTACTTTTGTTGTTTTACTACCTACAATATAGTCGTTTATTTTATTTATCCTGTAATAATAACCACTAATATAAATTAAAACTCGTAAATCTAAATTTGCTATATCACTAGGGGTCAATCTAATATGAACATTTTTTATTTTAGGGTTTAATTTTAATTGTTCAATTTGCTTTTCCCAATAAGTTTGATATAATCCTTTATCTAAAAACTGAGAATAACTTGTGCTGAAATCACAGGAAAACTTTTGTTGCTTTCCACTTCCGTAGCATAAGAAAGGAGTAGTGCTAGTGTCCTCCATTGTGAAATCTCTGCTGACTGCTTTAGGTATAGTCCTTCCTAAACACATATTATCTATAAGATAAGGAATCCCACTATTACAGCTAAGTGTAGACGCAGCTTTAGTCCATAAAAAAGAATATCCATTTAACTCTGTACCTGCTGTACTATCTATACTTCTACACTCCATTTTAGACCAAGAAAGAAGTCTAGGTAAATTACTAAATCCCTGTTCAGGTCTACAGGCTCCATTCCAATAAGGAGTATTACCATCTGAGCAATCTTTCCACAAACAAGCAGTCCATAGTGTATCATTCTTACTATGAGTATCTGAAGTAGTGTAAGTTCCTGCAAAAAAAGGATTTTCAAATACACTAACACCTGTTTTAAATTCATTAGATAAATCTTCTTTATGGGGAAACTCATCTAAAATATTATCCCAATATAAAGAAGCTCTAGCAGCAACCTTAGTATCACTAGAATCTGTTTTAAATTTGAATATTATTCTACTCATTAAAGTAGTTTCAGGAAATACATCTTCTTGAACTTGAGATAAATCTACTTTATTTGTCCAATCTATCGCTTCGTTTAATGGCTTAAAGAAATCATCATAAGGCTCTATATAAACAGTTTTAGAATTAACATCTGTTCTGTATTGTAAGTTAAAAGCATGAGTGACTCCTTTTAAAAAGTCAATTTGAGATGAGTTGTCAGGAATTACATCTTTCAAATCAAATGTGTTTCCCCAATCCACAGTAGAAGGAGAAGAAAGTACAATAGAAACTTCTCCATCATTACCAAATCCCGTACTACCTGAACTTCCTCCAAAAATTTGAAAACCACTCCCTGATTTCTTATCTGTACTATCATTATGACCAAATCTCCATTTAAGACAAAAATCAACTTGGTCATTCTTATTTAGCCATCTATTTTCTATATTTACATCATCAAAGTTAAAGACCCTGTCTACATCTCCTGTAGGAGCTACAGGATAAAAGTTATTGCAACCCGCATAATTATCTGCAGGAGTACTATCTTCTTTCCCATATACTGTAGCTATAGTTTTCCAATCTGCCCAATTACTTTGCCCTACCATTTTAGTCCTACATATTATTTTTACATATTCTATTCTACAGGTTGATGCTGCTTCTGATGCACCCGCAGGAATATTACAAGCTTGAGATAAATAAGCTCCTATGTTGCTCATGTTTATATTGTAAAATCCAAACTCAGGTATTACAAATGATGAATTAGCTAACATACTTGAAGTGTAATTGGGGTCATCAATAGCAAGACTATTTGCGTTCCATTGAATTTGAGAAGTAGGATAGTATGTGTAACTAGCAGGTCTAAGAGTTGGACTCATATAACTCATACTATCTACAACTCCTGTAGAAAATGTTAATCTTTGTCCATTTTCAGAACTCCTTTCAGAAGCATTATTGTAAGTGAAATTAGGAAGAAGCATTATAAGTTTCTTAAACATAGCAGTCTCTATAAATGCTGAAGATATAGTAAATCCTTCTTGTGCAAAAATTTGTTTAAAAATATCATATATAAAAATGCCCGGTCTCCAATCTACTGTTGGTAAAACATTAGATATGTTGGCTCCCCAATATGCGTCTTCTCCTGTTCCTATAGCAAACACTTCCGACCAAAACTTTAATAGCTGTATACTATTATAGGCAAACAAACTGTCTTGACTTCCACCCTCTATACCTCCAAATTCTCCGTAACTAACATAAGGATAAACTATAGGGTAATCATTAGCTACAGGTGTATTCCAAGAATCCAAATAATTGTAAGCTCCCTGAACAAACTGACTTTTCTCCAAAGCATTGTCTGCCCACCAAGAATCTTTAACATCATCATACTGAAGCTTTAAGTCCACTCCTGTGTTAGCTCCTTTATTATTTAGATTATCCCAACCACTACCCTTAGCTCCATTATGAACACTTAAGTCCATTAATTTTTTTTGAGATAAAGATGCAGCCCAATCTACATTATCTCCATAAAAAACGCAAGAATAATATGATGGAGATGATGTTTTACCCACTTGAGTTACTTGAAGTTTACCCAAAATATTATTAACTCCATCAAAAACAATCCTGCATGGTTTTCTGTTAGTAAGGCTATTACCTTCTAAAAAAGAGCCATCTTTATAGAGTCCTCTTAAAACTTGATTATTATTTTTTGTAGCAGGAATGTTAAATGTCTTACTATAAGTACCTGCTCTTTCCTCTAAATTTCTAACATCTATAACTCCAAAAGTTATAGCTAAAGGAAAATTAGATGAATCTCCAATATCTAACCTTCCTAATATGCTTGTATTAAAATCAACACCTCCAACAAGAGAAACTCTAAGGCTTACATTAGTTGCAACTGCATTAGATTGAGCAAATATTCTAAGTGTTTCATTGGCTGCGGTAGTAGTGAAAGTTGCTTCAGAAGTTCCACTTGTAGACCTCCTAGCAGAAGCTAGAGAGGTATAACTTGTTCCTGCTGTAGTTACAGAAGAAACACCTATATCATCTGAACCTGTTTTGCCACTCATAGTTATTCTAACAAGATAGGTAGCTCCTATTTTTAATGGAGAACAGCAAGGATAAATATAATCTGTTCCTGAGTGAGCAGGTATAGATATGTTATACCTAGAGTCTACAACCCAATCTGCTTGATTTGTAACTCCATCAAAATTCCCTTGAGATGCAGATTTTAGTCCTGTTGCAGAATACTTATAATCTAATAATTCTATATCAACCATATTAATTTCTTTGTGTTAGTATCTCTTGAGATTCTGTATATTCTATATTGTATGATGTAACCCCCTCCTCTTGATTTACAGAAGTAACCTCTGTATTAGTTATAATTACAGGTAAATAGTAAGCTTTTTCGGGTCTTTGATATGAATTTAACTCATTAATGTGATAAGCCATATCATGATTATAGTCTTGACTTTCTACCCCTCCTGCATTTACTTCAATCCATACATTAGGAGATGTAAATAATTCCTCTAGCCATTTAGACTCTAAATAGGTTAATGGTTCTGTATATACACTTTTAGAAGTGGATGCGTTTAAGCTAACAACTTCAGAACCTCCTCTATATGTATTAAAGCCCCTCATTGTACTATCGTAATAACTACCTGAAGTATGAGCAGTCCCATCTGCTTGTGTTTTTGATTGATGATATCTTCTATCAGGTAATGCTGATTCTATAATATTTTTACTTACTTGAAGCCCCTGAACTACATTTCTATTTGCTGTATAACTATCTATACCTCCTGCTCTATTAAGCCAATGAAATCTTACTTTCTCAAAAGCTCCTTGTGGTTCATAGTCTTTAACTCTATAAAAATATACAGCTGTATGTCTGATTGCAGACCATACATTATTAACATTTGTATTGTAATTACCTCTAAGATATATTCTGTAGTAATCTGTATCAGCTGTAATTGGAGTTCTAGCAGTTACATAAGGATAATTAGAGTTTTGAGGTGCGTATGCGTGGCTATTTATATAGGCAGGAGATACATTTTGTGATGAAACGCAATTTTGTGAATGAGAAAAAACAGTTGTATCATATTTAAAAAAATCATGTGATATGTCTGAAGTTATTTCCTCTAATCCATTTTGGTTTGTCCAAGTAGAACCTAATACAAAACTCAGACCTGTACTTCCATCTTTATTATATGCTTGACCGTAAGCTTCATACAGGTTATAATAATCAGTAGGGTCATTACCATTATAAGATTCTCTAATAAAAAAATATAAAAACTCTGAATGCTCATCTCTACCTACAGGCTTATACAAACTAGGTATTTTATTTGTATCTACGCCATAATTAGGACAATTAGTCATTGCTAACTTAGGGGTTATAGAATTTGTACCCCACTTCTGTATAGTACGCATTTGATTATAGTAAGTATTGTTTGCTGTAGGAGGTACTGAATTTATAGCTCTAACATTTGGAACACTTGTTAGCGTAGTGCTTGCAAGTTCTAAATCTCCTGTACTAGTTAGTATATCAAAATTACAAAAAACCCTAACTTGTCTATATGCCCCATTTCTAGTAACCACATAAGGACTTACATCTGATGTTATATTATCTTGTTTTATTTTACCCCCATTCATACCACCCCATTCTACAGTCTGCAACCCACCCATTCCCAATGGAGTTAAAGAATAGGATAATTGGTCTGAAATTAAAGAAGAAACATCTATGGTAAATGTTTGAAATTGAGGAACTGAAGATGTAACACTATCTGTTACCGCTAAATCCCTAGTTTTGCTAATTGTTGCTATTGTTTCCCATCCTGATGAAGCTCCTGTAGTCACTTGAACACTAAATATGCAATTTACTATATCTTTTTCAGCTGAAGGAGTGTATTGGTCTGTAACACCACTAGAAGTCCAAACTGCTTGGTAAACCATAGGTAGACCTGCTGAAACTAAATAATTACCATTAAAGTTTTGCTGTTGGTCGTTAAAAAAATCACCTGAAAACCAAAGAGGTGTTTTACCCCATTTTACTGTTCCATTTATTGTTGCCATATCTTAATATATTCTATATTTTTTGTTTAAATAATCTACTACTTTTGCTGTTTCAGCATCTGTTAATTTTCTATCATAAGTGATAACTTCTTGGAAATCTCCATCTAAGTATCTAGTGTTAATTGCTGCAGGAGGTAATAATCCATCAGTTATTTGCGTACACCCTATTCTAAACTTTTTTTCTGAGTAAGATTTATTAATTTGAAAACTTTCATTATTAGAATTAACAGAATAAGAATTTGAAGAATCATAGTAGTCCAAATAAGCCCTCTGACCTTTTTTTCTTAAAGCCCCAATATGATATTTCCCTGTATTAACTGTTTCTGTTCTTATTAATAAGACCGCTTCTCCATCACTTACAGAAACCTCATAGGAGCCTGCAGCATTAGTTCCCATCTCTATAAGAGAACCATCAGTTAAATTATAATACCCAAATACAGCATTACTTACTGCATTTACCCTACTAACTTCAAATATTGAGAAGTCATTACTTTCTGATGTAACTAATTTATTGTCTGAAACCAAAAAACTATAATCAGGAGTAGTAAAGAAAGTAAACTGTGTTTTATCTAAAGCACCTCCACCATAAGTATATCTTAGGGGCTGAAAAGCTTTATCTGTTTGTGCAACTCCATTTCCTTTACCTGAACCATCTCCAACAGCACTAACTTTTTTAGTAGGAATGCTAAATGTAACATTACTATCAGCTCTTAACCAAGATGCTAAACCGCTTATTTGATTTGGGTAGTTAGAAACAGGAGCAAAGCACTTGCTGAATATTCTATACCCAAAATTCATCTTTAATTGAAGAAGTTGGTCATTAGCAACCTCTTTCTTTCTCTCAATAGCTAAACTACCATCCATTAAGTAGGCTATGGTAGTTCCATCACCTGTAGACCCCCTCATATAACTCTTTAGGAACATATCTAACCACTCGTTAGCTAAATCCTGAAGGTTATCCCATCTTTGCTCTATACTTTCGTTCTTTTGTGCTGTTCTGTTATATAAATCTGAAAAATAAACCTCAAATGAGTATTCCTCCCAACC